TGCGCGCAGCGCGGTTCTTCTTCTGCTCTGGACTAGCTTGGTACTTGGTAGCGTTCTCGTACTTGCGGTCCGCTTTGTTCTTATAGGGCATGATTACCTCCGTGGGCGATGATGTTCGCACTTTACCACAGGACACCACCCACATAAAGGCCCAGACTTCGGGTTCCAGACGCCGTTGTCCATTGCTGCTTCAAGCTGGTCTAGCTGCTTGTCGAACACGGATAGGTATTCATCACGCTGCTGTGTAACGTGATTCTTTTTAAGGAACTCGTTGCTGACCACAAACGCCAAGCCTGACTTGATTTTCTTCACTTGGGGGTAGTGCACGAATATGGCACCCCCCATGAGGTCAAGCTGCTTCATGTCGGCATACTTGGCGTTCTTTCCGGTCTTGTAGTCAATCATGTGGGCAGTCTCGCCGTTGATAATCAGCAAGTCCACGATGCCACGCCACCACACGTCCTTGTCGAAGAAACCGCATGGTTCGTAGCCAGTATCCGTCTTGCGGACACCCAGCTTAAGCTCGGTATGCTTCTCACCGGGGAAGTTTGCTAGCGCTTCCACTACGCTAGCATACTGTTTGAACTTAGGTGGGATCGGTGTTCCATCCTTAATGAATAACTCGGCAGCTTCGTGGAAATCGGTCCCATATTGCGCAGCGGGTCCAGCCTCATCCTTGACGTCCTTCACAACCTTAAGGTGAAAGTACTTCTTCGGACACTGCTCGAAAGTTTTAATGCTGCTGTAGGACCAAGCTGTCATGTCGGGTTATTCCTTAGGTTGTTGGGTGGACCAAGCGTGGTAATCTATCGCCGCAGCTTGCATAAAGCCAGCCAAGAACGTAGCTGCTGCAACGGGGTTATTGTCTATACTCATACCAAAAATACGCTGGTAGGTTTCCACCCCACGGCTTGCGTAATACTCGGCTGTTGCCTCCGCTTGCTCCATCGCCCGTTGTGCGTCAATCACCGGACTTTACCTTGCAAACGGTCAGCAACAAGCTGCGCGTATCCGGCAATATCAATCCAGCTATCAGCGTAGTTCGGGTCACCGTTGAGGATGCGCCCCAGCTTATGAAAAATCATATCGAGTGCTTCGCATTGGTCGTAGGCAAAGTTCTTGCCGCGCCGCGCAGCGAAGTCACGGGCCACTTCTTTAAGTTGGTATGTGATGGTGGCATGGTCGAGGAAGTTCCCGTAGCGGGAACCGCGCTCGTTAAGGATTGCATCTATCTCTTGGATAGACTTGGCCCCCTCGACTACGACATACTCACCAGCTTCGGGGTCGTAGCTTGGCCGTATAGTCGTAGCCGCCGCCTCGACTTCCTTGGGTGCTGCTTCCTCTGCCGTTGCAGCTGCCGCTCCCTCCAGCTGTTTCTTAATCAGGTAGATGTAGCTTTCGCTTGCTTTCGCAAGCTTCTTGATGGTCTTAACGGAACGCCCCTGCATTAGCAGTTTCGCAATTTCTCCAGCTTTATTTACCTTACTCATTTCGTTTGCTCCTTATTTAAGATTGCCGCCGCTCTTTAGGATGTCACCACCAAACACATACGTGCCTACATGGTGCAGCTTGATGAACGGGTGGGCGTGTATTTTGCCACCGTGGTTGCGCCACAGTTCACAAAAATGGTAATCTTCGCTTAGCAATGCACCGGTATCGTCGATGCTGGTAGCGAAAAACTCGTGGGTCAAAGGCTTGGCATACTCGCCAGTCTCTGGGTCTTTGAACGACGACGTGCGGTAGGTCGGCACGTGCGGTATCAACTGCTCGAATACCCCACGCTTGATTAGCATGAAGCCTGTACCGCCATGGCGGACTTCGATGCAGCCTGTCTCGTCTGTGTGCACATCGCCAGCACCTACCATGTTGAACACGAATGCTCCGGCATGGTCCGCAAGGTCCGTCTTACCTTCAACGGCGGCGCGGTTGACGCTGTCCCAGTTCACTTCCTTCTTAGGGTAGATACCGCATGCGATATCCTTGTCGGCCAGTAGAAGGTGCGCGATGGCCTCTTGGTCAAAGCCAATGTCAGCGTCGATGAACATGAGGTAGTCGTGGTCACTCTCAAGGAATACTCGTGCTAAGTCGTTACGTGCACGGGTGATAAGACTCTCATTCATAATCTGGCACCATGCCACGTTGACGCCGATTTCCCGCATCTTGTTCATGGTCATAAGCAGACCCTGCACATAGTGTCCTGTGCACATGCCCCCATACATGGGGGTGGCAATCATAATGCTTGGGCGTTTAGTTTCATCCGTCATTTGTTTTTTGCTTTCTCTTTAGTTTGTAATAGCGGCCTTCCACGGAGGCAATCGTAAGCCCCATTCGTTCCGCTATGTATGCTGGCCTTAGGCCATGTTGGTAGTAACTTAGTAATTCTGCGTCCTTCTCAGGTGTCCATACTTGTTTAGGCACTACTTACCCCCTGTGAACCGACCTTTGGAGTCACGTTCTGTTAGTTTATGCAGCTTTTTCTGCGCGTCATAGAGCAACCTGTCGAACATTAAGATGTCAGCTTCAAGCTGGTTTATGTATACTGTTTTTACAATGATAGCGCCAAGGGCACCAAGGAACCCACCGCTGAAAAACCCAACCACGAAGCTTGCTATATCAAACATACTCACTCTCCTCTCTTTAATGCTTTCTTGATTTGGTTGATTACCGATGATGCAAGGGTAGCGCCCGTGCCGCTGCTAGCTATAGGCGTAATGTTCGGAGACTGCCCCGCTAACCCTACAGCTTGCGCGTAGCCGTGCTGCCCTACGGCGTTCTGATACTGTTGTAGCTGTTGTTGCATCGCTTGTTGCTGCGTAAGTTGTAGTGACTTTGCAAGGTTACGCTCGTACTCCTGCTCTTCCCGTTCCTTGCGGCGGCGTTCTTCGCCATTGCAAAGCTCGTCCATCACTTGCTCGTGAAGTTCGTCCATCAAGACATCCCGCATCTTTGCGTTTAGCGCAGCCTTGTCAGCCTCGCTTCCGTTGTCCCGCACTATATCTACGTGATGGGACCAGCGTTGGTCGAATATCCCTTTTCCAATCCTAAACTCTTCGGGATGGCTATCCATCCGCTTAATAAGTAGTTTCACTACCTCATGTGGTTCATCCACCATAGCTTGCTCCCATCTTGCTTTCGCAGTTTAACGGCAGTGCCGTTGCCCACTTTGGGCGTATACGCATACAGTCCTCGACGAACCGCCGCGCCTCATCCGCTTTCTCGGTAGGAGCAATCGCCCCTACGGCGTCATGCACGGTCATCACCACGCGCAACTTACGGGCAATCATCAACATCTGCTCACCGATTATGATACGGGCCAGTGCTTGGCACACGTTCTCGATAAGCTTCCCACCGTATATACGCGTAGGAATAACAGCCCTACCCTTCTTGGTGTCGTAGACTATCTCCTTGTGGCTGCTCCCCAATAGCGCCTTCTCGCGCAGGTTGGGGTATTTAAGGGAGAGACCATTGGGTAGCCTGATACCGGCAGTGCCGCACACCGTGAGGGCTTCGCCACAACCAAGCGGGGCCGTTGCATTACGCATCATAGCTTTCAAAGCACGGCCAGCCTGTTGCCACAGAAGCGGTATCATGGGGTAGGTAGCGCGATAAACGTGAATGATACGCTCACACTCTTCCAACTCCATATCGACGTTGAACGTCTTTAGCTGCGCCTTGAACTTGGCAGCGCCCATGCCGTAGCCACAGCCAAGGATAGTGGTCTTACCCACAAACCGCTGGTCGTCCGTTACCTCTTCAATAGGCACACCGTAGATGGCGGAAGCCATAATCTTGTACACATCCTCGCCTCTGTCGAACGCATCCACCAAGTCTTGCTGCCCAGCCAGCCAAGCCAACGTCCGCGCTTCGATTTGCGATGAGTCGCAGTCGATGAACTCATGGCCTTCGGGCGGCAGAATTGCTTTCTTTAAGGGTGATTTCCTTGGTAGGTTTTGAAGGTTGACCTTATCGTCTCCTCCCCATCGCCCAGTATGTGCAGCGTAGTAGCGTAGAGGCACAGGTAACGTCCCGCGCTCGGCTATCTTGATGAACCGCTCGGTGCGGCTCTCTTCCAACGTGGACTTTACGCCTAGTCGCGCAGCCACAATGGCTTGCACAATCGGGCTGTCATGCTCCAGCAGTTCCTTGAAAGCCTCGTCGTTCTTGGCAAACGCATAGGTCTCCTTGCCCGTGGTAGGGCTAATCTTCATAGGCGGCTCAACGCCCAGACTGGTCAGCGTCTCGGCCAACTTGGGGTTGGACATCAGGTTCTCTTTGGTGATGACTGCCTTGCTCAGCAGTTGGGTCTTCAAATTCTGCACCTTCACCAAGTGAGACGTCAGGGTCCACTTGTCCAACTCAAGCACTGGCTCAGTGAACATTCGGATCGTCAGGTCTATTAGACGTAGCTCACTAGCAGGAAAGCCAACCGCGATTCGTTTGAACAGGTCGTAGGTAAGCTTCACGTCGTTCATACAGTATTTACCGTAGTAATACATTTCCTCTCGTGTGAAATCCAACCGCCGCTTGCCCAGCGCGTTGACTACCTCGTCGCCCTTGACGCCCAGCCCATATCTCTCGGCAGCTTTGGCAAGACTGTTACCCGCATCAGGTCCGTCGATGGCGCGAAGCATGGATAGCGTGTCCACGATACGCTTGGGTCGGATGTCAAAGTGCCAGTTGAGGATAGCCATATCGAACACAGCATTGTGCGCTACAGCTACAGCGTCATCCCATTCCCATTTATCCAGCCACTCTTTGGTCTGCTCTTTGGTTCCGGAGAAAAACTCTGTGTCCTCGTCGTTACGCCTTACAGCTACGCCGATAGTCTCAAACTGCGGGTCACGGATATACTCCTCCGTTGTCAGCTTGGAGAGCGAGAAAGTCCGGTCGTAGTAGGTCTCGAAGTCGATTGTGATGATGTTCATTAATCGTCCTTTGTAGGGGCGAAAGGTAGTTCAGCCCAAAACTCAACTAACTTACCACGTTCGACAGAACCATTAGCAGACCATATAGGACCCATATCGCCCGAACGGTATCGGTATTCCCCAATAGCAAAGACGCCCCCATATTTTGTGTTCCACCACACCAGATACTTACGCTCTGGCTCTGGCTCAAAATGCGCTCGGTTCCATTTGACTTTCATTAGCCCCACCACTCCTCTTCCATCTCTTTGCGCTCTTCTGGCGTGATGGTTGGGCGCGTTGCGATGAGGTATTCTGTTAAACCCAGCACCCCTATGAAGATGGCGAAAAGAAGTTGATTGCTGGTCATTGCTTCGCCGCCTCTTCCACGGTCATCTTGGGGTGGTCTGCGTCGGTGTTAATAGCTACTACGATACTCTCAATGGCGTAGAAGTTAGGTCCGCGCTCTACGATGTCTTGAAGCTCGTAAAGTTCATGGATGTTGATTGTGCTGCTGCGTGGTCCATCCCCATGGTAATAGGTCAGCGTTACAGTCCAGCGTGGTTTTGTATCAGTCATTCGCTTTGCTCCTTGCGTGGCAATACCCGCACTTCAATATCCAACCCAAGAACATAGGCCATACCACCAAGCAGCCTTAAACTGCCGTAGTGTTTTTCTGGTATGTCGAACTCGGCGCAAAATTCATCGAGCCTCTCTCTTATATCTTGTTCCATTTGCTTGCTCCTTAAAACCTAATCTCATCGTCGGCCCAGTCGTAAATATCCCAGCCGAAATTATCTTGCAGGAATTGGCGCAGGGTCACGCTGCCTCTCCCTCTACTACGTAATCCTTATGGACGAACCCATCCGTCTCACCCTTGACCATGCACGGCTGCACCCAGTGGCGGACGCCGTTCCGACTTGTGCGGTAGTATCCACGGCGCAGATGGCTGCGCGGTGACGCATGTGTACCGCCCAGATGTCGAGACTTCCGTTTCTTCTTGCCTATGACTAGCGTCTTATATGTAAACAGGGGTACTTGGCCCCGCTTTAGTCGTTTACGGTTTAGGCCCTCGGGCACAGACAAGTCTTCACTCTGCACGTGGTATGTGCGTAGGATATAAAGAAACTCATAAACTACCCGTAGGGCCAGTGTTTCCATCATCATCATCGCATCATCACGGAAACTGCGCCCTTTAGTCCAAAGCTTTTCTTTCTCGTGTACATACCACGGCAGCATGGGTTTTAATTCATACTCTGTCTCGCCTATTTTAGCGCGGCATATTATGGCGGGAGGTGTCCACACGCCGCCTAACTTTAGGGTAGTCATCATGTTTACTTCGACTTCGCCGCCTATGTCCTCGACAACGACAATAAGTTTTAGCTCGTTACCCGACTTAGTATCGGAGCTAAAGGTGTCATACTCTAGTATACATACTGGGTAGGGTAGGTTTAGCATCCCTTCCCCGAGCACCTCTCCAGCGGTAATGTCCCCAAGGTCGAACATCCCATTGACCGGTAACGCGAAGAAAATGCCGTTTTCAGACCAATGCTCAATCTTTTTTCTCACCATCTCGTATTCGTTAGCAGTCAGGACGTTTGGCTCTGGGTTTCGTTTCAAGAACCATTCGGCTGCGTCCGTAAAATAATTGCGCGGTTGCATCAGGCTTCTCCCCCTATGACAGTTCCCTTAAGCTTGCGCACGATGTCACGCACCATGTCCCAGTTCTCTTCATTCGCCACGACAGCCACACCGCCGCATCGACGGATGTGTTCAATCTCGCGGACTTGGAGAGCGGTCAGCTTGCCACCCCCCGCCTTGCACTCAATGGCGAGGAAGTGTCCGTTTACACATGCTATAATATCAGGGACGCCACTGCGTCCGTAGCCATGGGTTGCAGGGAAGAAGTAATAGACCTCCTCTGATTTGAGGACGGACACGACCTTATCCTTGACAACCTTCTCAGGTGTCTTCGCCATTTGTTTTGCTCCTTAACTTGGGTGATTGCATTTCACCCTTACATTGTCAACTAGGTTTTTTCGTACCCTCTATTAGAACTTTACGCATGGTGCGACTCGCCCACCCTCGACACCTGTAGAACTCAAATGTCTCGACGGGTATCCTTAGTGATATCTTAACCATAGCTGGCTCTTTGCCCAGCCCCCGCTGCCCACGTTTGCGCTTAATAATTTGTTCGTCCTGCATCTACCTGCTCCTATGGAAGTACGTAGAACGTATGAGCATTGAGACGCATACCCACACCTTCAAGCGGCTCTTCGTCGTTGTCATAGACCTTGAGGATGGCAATCTTACCAGCCATAGCAGGGTCCATCTGCTGCGATGTAACAATCACGTGGGTCGTAGGGTCACTGTCGTGCATTAGCATATAGCGGTCTTTGACTATCGTCACTATTGTGCCTGTCTTGTTGGCACGTGCAGCGCTAACCTCTGCCATAGAATTATATGGCTCCAGCTTCGCAACAAGTTTGTCTAGGGTAGACGCACCCACGCCACGCTCTTCGAGTGCGGGACGCAGCTCATCCATGTTACTGACTATGTAGTTAGCCATAGCGGGCATGAGTAAGTTGAAGACATCGGCCAATGCTCGTTGCGTTCCCCATGTCACGCTATTGATGTGACTACCCATCTCGCTAACAGCCTTGAACCTACGCTCTTCGTCAGTAGTTGTGAAGAAGAACTTGTCGATAGCCTTGAGCGCCTTCTTCATGTCCTTGGTGCGTACACCACCGCCACGCTCACGTGTTTGTCGCACTCGGTCGTTGAGGATTTCATATTTAAAGTCCTCTTCGTGCCATCCATCGCGGTTGACGCGACCTACCACATCATTACCTTCATATATGAAGAACCGCTTCACTTGTAGGACATCACGGGTCCACATGGGGTCTACCCCGACGATGGTCCACTCTGGATGCGTCAGTGCCAGCTTGGATATAAACGGCTCCATGAAAGGACACATCTGCGCGGGGGCAGTCTCACGGCGCTCCTTGGGTATCGCCACCATGAGGTTGGTATAGTTTCCAATTTTGGTGTAGTCGTATTTTTTGTAATCAATATTCATTGCTCTGCTCCTAGCTTCTTAGCTGCTTCTAAATATGCTTCTAACTCATCACGGGCGTATAAGTGCATGAACCACTTGTTGCCGTATGGGCGGGTGTAATCGACCTTGAACATCTTGCGTCCATCCTTCGCTATCCACGCCAGCTTCGCCCCGTCTACCTTATGCTTCACCACTCATAGTCCTTGAGGATATTGTCGAGCTTGGTCTTGACGTTCTCACGCAGGATGTCGTCATCCTTGATGTCGTCAATGTCCACGCCAGCGATAGCCTGTTCGAGCTTGCGCCGTGCCTCTTCCAGCTTGGGGTCTTTGGCTACGTTAAGATGTCCAAGCATCCGGCACATGTCATGCGCATTGGTGATGAACGTGTCATGCCAACGGCGCTTGTCCTCGCCCTCTGGCTCGATAAGCTTCTCGCTCATGCGTGATAGCATGTCGTGTAGCTTGTCCCACTGCGACTGCATTGCTTCAGCCAGTCTGTTGTTGAGGTTAGTGTCGTATTGCTTGCGAAGCTCGGCTAGCTCCTCGTTCGCTACGTCTAAGCGGAAGTCACCTGCCTCTGGCAGCGGGGTGAACACCATCTTGAACCCGAACTTGTTGCGCATCTCCTCGACACTCGGATAGTCATCAGGGTTATACATCGCACCAAG